GACGCTCAGGCTTTTCTTTTATGGCATCGGGCGAAACAGTCAACCTTGCCACAATATCTTCCGATGCACGTTTCGGGATATTGTCCAAATCTGGTGCCGATGCGAAAAAGATGTTCACGGATAAAGTTGTCCCGATTTCGGTCAACTATCCTTTCTTCTTTAAACCAATCCAAGATGGGATGGACAGACCCAAAACAGAGTTGGCTTATAGAGTACCTGCTTCAAAACTTACTAGAAGAAAACTCACCGCAAGTTCCGAAGATCAACCTGAAGAACTCACGGGGCTCGATACAACTATCGACTGGAAAAATACCGGTGATAATTCGTATGACGGAGAAAAATTAAAGTTACTAGTACACGATGAAAGTGGTAAATGGGAAAGACCAGATAATATATTAAATAACTGGAGAGTAACTAAAACTACATTACGATTAGGTAGTAGAATTATAGGTAAGTGCATGATGGGTTCAACTTGTAACGCATTAGACAAGGGAGGTGATAATTTTAAGAAATTATATTATAACTCTGATGTAACTAAAAGAAATAAAAATGGCCAGACAGCTTCAGGACTATATTCATTTTTTATACCAATGGAGTGGAACTATGAAGGCTTTATGGATGAGTATGG